CACAAAATGAGACCCCCCTCCCCAAATTCTAATGTAATTCTAATAATTCTTAACAAATTCATTTTAATGTGATTCACATATAAATATCATTAAATTCTAATCAAACTTTAATTGACAATTAGATATATATATTGTATACTTAATTCATAAAGTTAAAGGAGGAAACAAACATGAAAGTTAGAATTATCAAACCAACACAAGAAGATTTAAAGAAAGGAATTGCATACGGCACAGAATTAGAAATCGTTAGCACAAATTTCGGTTTTATCAACGTTAAGTATTTTGAGGAAGTAGTTCCTTTTCTACCATACCAAATCGAATACATTTAAGGAGGGAAATAACATGAAATATACAAAGAAAGATATCCATAAGGGCATGAAATTAAAATGTATTAGAAAAACGTTAACCAGCAGATGGAGTATTGGAAGCATTTATACAACTACCAAAGATAAGTTTGGAAAAATTGTCTTAATTGATGATTGGGGAACCGAATGGGATGCAAATTTAATAAAAGATTTTTTAAATGATTTCGGACATGTATATTTTAAGGAGGAAAACAGCATGCAAGAATTTAAAGTAGGAGATCTAGTAGAGGTATTAAAAAACAATTCACACGCTTATAAAAATAAGAGTGACTTTTTCCAAGTTGGTGATACAGCTGTTGTAATAGAAGTTATGGGTTTTGATGTTAGAATTTGTGAAAAGGGAGCTGGTAATAAATGCTTTGGCAACGTAATCAGTAAACACGAAATCAAAAAAGTAGAACCAGAACTAACAGAATATGAAGAAGAGTTAGTATTACGTTTAGCAAAATCAATAGAGTTAAAAGATAATTATGTAAAAGAACTAGAAGATTTAAGATATAAAACTTTACAGTTAGAAGAATATCACGAAAAAGTTTCAAAAGAAATTAAAGAAATTTCGAAAAAAACTATTGACAAAATAAACACTAATTGATATACTATAAGAGTAGTAAGGATACTACAAAAAATAATTTAAACAGTAGAGGAGAATTTATTATGAATTCAGTAACATTATTAGGACGTATCACAAAAGACTTTGAAGGAACAAAAGCACAAAACGAAACTTTAATCGCTCGCACTTCACTAGCAATCAACCGACCAAAAAAAGGCGTAGATTTCATTAATATCACAGCATTTAACAAAACAGCAGAAACAATGGGTAAACACATTAAAAAAGGAGAACGTGTTCTAATCCAAGGACATATTCAAACTGGTTCTTACCAAAACAAAGAAGGTAAAACAATCTACACAACTGAAGTAATCGTAGATCGTTTCGAATTTATCGAACAAGCTAAAAAACAAGAAAACACATCAAACGTACCATTCTAAGAACTCGGGAGCTTTGCTCCCTTTTCTTTTAAATATTAAATGATATATATATCAGGAGGTAACAACAATGACAATATTAGAAAAAATAACTTTATTAATAATCGATATAGCAATAGCTGTTTTAACAAGCTCAATCATTAGCGCTTTAGCTTTATTCTTACCGTTTAATATATTTATTTTCATTTCAATTTTTATACTAGTTTTAGTAACGACAGTTTGGATTATGTTTTAAGGAGGGTACAAAATGTATTATTTAGCAAGATTAGTTAATGGTAAATATGTAGAAATAAACCCGTTTAATTACGAATCTAAAGAATTAGCCGAATTAGATGTCAACAGTTTTAACATGTTATTAGAAATGGAGAAAGAAAAAGGAGAATGGAAAGTAGTTAAAATAACAGAAGTTTAAGGAGGAAACAAAATGAACCTTGAAGAAGAAACAAAAGAAATAGAGACCTATTGCATAGAATATGAAATCAAAGAAAAATATTTCAAAGATGAAATAGAATTATATGAGTTCTTCCAAAGAAACTACAATAAATTTATATTAAGAATATTTGAATTAAAAAATGGTTTTTCAGTAACCTACAGAGAGGAAAAATTAAAATGACAGTTCAAAGACCTTACATTATAAAAACGGCAAGACTAGTTAAAAAATACAGTTCAGAAAGACACAAAGATGTTTTAGCTTATGAAACACACGAAACAGAGATATACGCTTTTAATTTAAAAGATGCTTTAGAATGTTTTGAGACTTATTTATTAATAGATAAAGAAATATTATTAAGTATAAAACTAAGAAATGAGGAGGTTTACGATGAAATCTAAAAGTAAACTAAAATACAAATTCACGTTTAATAAACAATTATATGGTGACATTGCTGATGAAGCACAAGCGAAACTAGACAGATTACATTTCGTTACACAGCAACGAGGTGACAGGTTCCCTAAAATGGGTGCTATCTCATTAAATGAAGCAATGAACCTAGTAGAGGGAACTTGGTCAAGAGCTTTAGATACGTTAATCAATTATTTATCAATGAGTCTTTCAGAGGTAAACCAGCACAAACTAGCAAGCACGAAACGTTTCATCGGTGACAAGATCGCTCAGAATGCAACATCAATTCCGAATCTAATGCTCGTAGTTGTTGAATACGCACAAAAATTTGAAAGTCAAACAAAGAAAGATAAAAATCGTCGCTTTTCAATTATAGCATATCAGGAGGGTTACAATGGTTAAGAATCCATTTAAAAAGACACCAGAAGAAAAGTTATTACAGTTTATTGATAAATTCAGGAAAGAAAACATTCCGAAAGACTTTAACCAAGTAGCAGGTTTAGAAATGCTAACCAATAAAGATATAGACTACATTGTTTCAATTTCATCACGTACCGATGGTAAAAGCTTCAACTATTTAGGAGGTTTGGCAGCTATATCAATCGAATTTAATTTAAAAATATGTTTATTGGTACGACATTTCACCATGAGACAATCTTATATGGAACTACTTTGGGAGATATTCGATGTTATGCCGTATTTTGATGTTAAACTATTAGATTTTGAAAGAGGAGACTCATACACAAATGTAGAATATGACGGTAAGGTAATAGCAACAATTGCAGACATTAATAAAAGTACAGATTTAAAAAACTATTCAACATTTCTAAAAAAGTTTCCTATAATTGTTTATGATGAGTTCATTACATTAGAAACAGATTACGTACCACAAGAAGAATTACATTTTGCACGTATTTACACATCAATAGATCGTTGGGATGACCCTATCCCTTACATTGGTACACCAAAAGTATTTTTACTAGGAAATCCCGAAAACTTTGCTAGCCCTTTAATGGGTCTATTAGATGTTTACAACGTGTTAGAAACACACCCGATTAACACAGGTGCATGTTATGACATCGTGTATTTAGAAATGTTCAGAAACGAAAATCAAAACGCTAAACGTAATAGTAGAGCTTTGAAACATTTAGATAATCCCGCTCAAAGTGGTGATTTTAACTTCAATAACACATACATTGCAACAGAAGCAGTTAGAACAAGAATAAGGCAAGGAGGTTTTAATTATTTCTTTATTAAATTAGAAACTGGATTTCTTAAAGTAATGTTTAATCTAGTAACAAAAGAGACCTTACTATCGTACAAGGTTAACTCTAAAGAATATGACTATTGTACAGAAGTAGCTGACATTAAACCAGATTCTACTTACTTAAAAGAAACTTATTATAAAGAAAGTCATTATAAATATCACGAAAAAGGTAAATACTGGTATGATAATGCCTACACAAAAACATTATTAACAAGAGATCCTCAATTGATTCAATTGAAGATTTGGCGTTGTGTTAGCGAATATAGAGTTCAACACCCTCTAACAGTTCCAGAGAGAGTTGAAAAGGAATACAAACAAGTTTACGAAGAACAAACATTAAAAGCAATATACAAAAGATTTTTCAGTTAGGAGTTTTTACACATGAATGCATTACTAGAACACGCGAAATGGTTAGACGGAACAACATTCGAAGATTTTGAAAGATACGTAAAACAACGTAAAATACACCAATTTGATTGTGACATTGAAACATTTTCTTATAATATGGTTTGGCAGAAACAAGCACCCAAAAGAATGAAGTCAAGAATGTTTACTTTTTGTGCTAGCTGGTATGAAAAAGGAGTTATCTACACCGTAGCTTTTCCAGATTTCAGATATTTCTTTGACGCTTATCATTATTATGCAAAACACTGTAATAAGAAAAAAGGTGAACCAAACAACAAACGTCTTAAAATGTATTTACACAATGGTAACAAGTTCGATAACCACTTTATTGCTAAAATGATTCATGATGTTTACAACGCCGATTATTACAACATGCAAGACGAAAAAAGTGAAGTCACTCAAAAGGTGGCTTCTCATATGTCTTTAAAAGAACAAGAAAATAACTATATTTTAGAAAAACGTGTTAAAGGTATTAGTCACTTATCTTTTTCTGGTAAAGTTAGAGATGTTATTATAGAAGTAGAGGACACTGTAATGAAAACAGGTTGTTCATTGGCTGTTTGTGGCACTATGTTAGAAGCAGGAGGATTTTTAACGAAAGAACAATTAAAAACAACGTTTGATTATGAAAAATATCACTATCAAGAAAACATGTCCGATGAAAAAGCTCAAAAAGTAGCTATGGATCTTTACTATCAACTTTCAGAAGAAGAATGGACTTATATCCAAAATGACACAATTATTCTTTCAAGTTTGAGAATGAATTTCTCTAGTGTTTTTATGGGGTTTGATTTTAAAAAAGCAACAAAAACACAAAACATTATCAATGCTTACACTGTTAATAATTTAGCAAGGTATCAGATTCTAGGTAAAGTAATTACCAAAGAGGGTGTTAAAACAAAAACTCATTCAATTAACTATAGTGATTATTCTGTTAATGGTGAAAACTTTGCAACAATTATTCAAAAGTTTTATAAAGGTGGTTTGAACTTCTACAATCAAGATTATTTAGCTAAACTAATCACAGAAGAAATGATAAGTTTTGATATCAATAGTTCTTATCCATCTATCATGTATGAATTTGCTTTACCTCACATTTTAATTGATTACTGCGAAGAGAAAGAAACAGTGAATATAAATACTGATATAGATAAACAATTCATGTTATATCGTGTTAAGAAAACAACTTTCAATAGAATTATGTCTCAATTAGATACTAGAGTCGGTAGACAAATGTTAGTAAAATATTTCAGAACTGTTGAGGATGAAGATGTTTATTTGACAAGTTGGACATTCAAAATGTTAAAAGAGAATTTTAATTTAAATATCGAACGATTAACAGTTGAGCAGTGGTATAAGTTCAGCGTAAAACCTTTTGGAGGGATTGAAAAATTAATTGAATTCTACTACACAAAAACACAAGGTAAATCAAAAACATTGGTAGAATTTAAAGACAACAACCCAACAAATATTATTTTCACCGATAAACCTAGTAAACGTGTATTCACTAAACCAGAAATAGACATTTCAAAAGTTAACTTAAACGGTATCTACGGAGCTCCAGCACTTAGACCAACTTATTCTATTGGGTATCGTGATGAGGATAACGAGTTACATCTAGAAAGAAACGCTTTTCATAACACCGAAAGAAATGCGCTAACTTCTGTTTTTACAACTGGTGGAGCTTTATGGCGCTTAACACAACCCTTTAAATATTTAACAGGTAAAGAGATAGATAAGTGGTTTGTTTATTGTGATACGGATAGTCTTTATATGATTAAAAAATGTTTCAGCAAGCTGCCAAAAGAAATGTTTCACCCAGCAAATTTAGGTAGCTGGGATGTTGAACACGAAACAATTGAAAAGTTCTATGTTTTAAATCACAAGAAATATGCTTATTATGCCGAAAATGAAATACAATTTCGTTGCGGTGGAGTGCCGTTGGATAGCTTTGATAATAACATGAGTTTCGAAAAATTTATAGAAACACAATTCTCAAAAGGTGCTAAAGTAGCAAATAAACGGGGGATCTACACACATGAAGGAACTGTTGTTATTTATGATTCAGTGACTGAATTAGATGAAGGAAACACCTACCCTGAATTTTATCTACCAGAAGATGAAAAAGAATTTAGTAAAATGATTGATTTAGCTAGAGAAGAATTGAAAGATGAAGATGATAGCGACATTCTTTATTTAGAAAGTGACTTAGGAACCTTGGCTATAAAAGATCTTTGGCAATACGAATATGAAGAAACAAGTAAAGATATTTGGGATTTAGTTGTAGATTCACGAGAAATTAACAAAATTCTAATTGAAAATTAATTGATAATTAGATATATATATTATATACTTATTTCATAAGTTTAAGGGAGGAATTAATCATGTTATTATCATTTTTAAGAGAAGAATCAGAAGGTCACTATTTTATCGATTTAAACTACAATGTTTATCTTTATAAACCAAGAGATCCAAGAGTAAGCTTTGTAAAATTTGTAAGTATTGAAAGAAGCACATTAGAAATGTATGGAAAAGTAACGGAGGTAGAAGCATAATGTTAAGAGAAAAAGAATGTCATTTAAAACCAAGAATTTATAAGGTAGATTATTTACTAATTTATAACAATGGTACAGTTGAAGAAAATTCACTGTATTACGAAGGAGAATCAACTAGTGATGTACAACATAAATGGTTAGATATATATCAAGATTATCAATTTGTTAAATTTGTTAGATGTACGGAGGTACCAATTCAATGGAATTAAACTATTATGAGATTCAGGTATATAACGAAAGAACACACGATTTTGATATTTTTATTGTAATGGCTTCTGATATGACAGGAGCTAGAATAGAGTTTTATAAATGTTTTAGAGAAACCACACATGACTTGTATAACATGATTACTAAGAAATTGGAGGGGATTTAAATGGAATTAACAAGAGAAGAATTTTTAAATGAATATTGGAGAGCAGTCAAACAAATTTGTAAAGAAATGGATGTACCTTTCAATAAAGCTGTTGGAAATAACGCTTATCTATGTGAAAAAGGTGTGTATAATCCTACGGTTATCAAAGAAAGACAAATAGCTAAAAACTTAGGGATAAGTTACACAATTTTAATTGATTATTTATATTATTTTTTACCGGAGGGTTTGCAATGAATGTTATCGAATGGAGAATTATACCAGACTTCCCTAACTATGCCGTTAATATTAAAGGTGAGATATTAAATATTAAAACACATCGAAAATTAAAAGAACGTTCACACAACCAAGGGTATAAAAAAGTAATGTTATCAAACAATGGAAAAACAAAACAATTCTATATCCATCGTTTGGTAGCTCAAGCCTTTATCCCTAACCCAGCTAATTTAGAATATGTAAATCATATTGACGAAAATAAAGACAACAACCACGTATCTAACCTTGAATGGATTTCAGCTAGAAATAACGTTATTTACTCCATATCTAACGTATACGAAGCTTTGAGACCTGACGGGTATAAAGTATCATTCTTAGGACATGGTGAACTTAAAACAGCTGGATTTAACCCAAAACTAGTTGAATGTGTGGCAAACAACGAAAAATTAGAGTATCGTGGATACCAATGGCTTAAAGTTGGTACTAAAGCAGAAATAAGAAAGGGTGTTGCTAATGCCTAGCTACAAAACTTATACAACTGAACAGTATCAAGCATTTCTAAGTCAACCATTCGGATATGACTTCGGTGTTAGCGATGAAACAATTGCACAGTGGTTTATGATTCAGCCGGGAGCTAGACCTGTTATAAATTCATACGGTGTAACAAAAGCAAATTTACTTTCTGATTATATCCCAAAATTGAAACAAGAGTTTGGTGGTTCGTTAGTATTTCTAATGACCACCGTTTCCGAAGGTGGTGGAGCTGGTAACTGGGTAAACCATTACATGAGTGATACAAGTAATACTGGTATGGGGTGTATGATAGATGATATTGCTTATATAAAAACAACATTTGACCGACATTTTCCTCCTGCAATTAGTGCACCAGAAGTTGGTGGAGCCTACACAGAAGATGAGGATGGTTTGACTATGAAAGTGTATAATGCTGTCCCTGATGGTTCTATAGGGTCTTACTTCATACCGTCTACAATGGCTGGTAATGCGTGGATTTTTGGATCACAATGGTGTTTAGCTAATCAAGGAGCCGCTCCTCCAGCTGTATATTTTGGTAATCCATACGATCAATTAATTGATATTATAAAATCTTTTGGAGCTGATCCTTTTGAAGAAGGGAGTACGGCAAAACCTAACCCAGATACACCGAAAGGAGACCCTAACGAGTCAGGAAATAAACCAAAACCAAAACCAGACATTCAGAAAGCTATTGATAAAATACTAGATGAAATAAATAAAGCTTTAGATAATCAAACAATACAAGGAAGCCCATTACTAAGTTATAATGACGACTTGACAATAGAAAGAACTTTTAACAATAGTTACAAGATTAGTTACACATCTTCATTTAAGAAGAAGTTATCTGATATGTTGAATGCTAGCGACTTGGGTTTAATTACTGATGATGGAGCTCAAACGAATCCTCCGAAAGAAGATCCAAAACCCCCAAGCATTGATGCTGGTAAAGAGTCAAAAACAATGAAAAAAATATATGACTGGTGTAATGAAAATCAAGGTCAAGCATTCGACACTGATGGCTATTATGGGGCTCAATGTGTTGATTTAATTAGCTGGATAAATACGAAAGTTTTTGGTTTAGGTTTAGATACATCGGGAGATTATGCTAAGAACATTTGGAATAACCCAGTGCCAGCTGGTTGGTATAAAGTAAATGGTAACCCTAACGATGATAATGCCTCTCGTGAGATATGGAACACACTACCTAATGGTGCTATCGTTTGGTGGACCAATTCAGGAGCGGGACACGTTGGAATTAAAGCTGGCGATTTTGCAACAACCTTACAACAAAATTGGACTTCTCACGGTTTAGGAGGTCCGATCGTTTTAGCGGATTGTGCCAGCTGGATGGCAGCATCAAATAGCGGTTTTTTAGGTGCTTGGGTTACAGATAATTAAAATACAATTAGAAAATAAATTGGTACACCTCTCCCCCACCGGTAGGGGGGAGGCTTAAGCCTTGATAATTCTAGGTTCTTATATGAGAGAAAAATGTGGTATAGGAGGAATAAATAACATGGAAAATATTGTTAATCGTTGCGGATATTGCGGAAAGACTTTTGGAACAGTTGATAATCTTAAGGTACATCAATTTTGTTGTTATGAAGGTCTAAAATATGAAAGTTTAAAACCAGACAATATCAAACCGAACCATTACAATAAAGGACAGAAAGACTTAATAGAAATGTGGTATCAAACAATGCCCTTAGAACAATTTAGAGGAGCTATGAAATCAAACATCATTAAATACACAATGAGGTATGAAAACAAAAACCAATTAGAGGATTTAAATAAAGCTTTAGAGTATTTAAAACGTTTAAAAGAATATGAAGAAAAAACCCTAGGTTAATCCTAGGGCTTCTTTTTATACTTTAACTTCCGTATAAGCTTTCTCAATCATTTTTAAACCAAAGTTATCATGATTGTAAACAGTTTGGTTCGTTGATCCTCCGTAACGTTTAATTAATGCGTTAGCTTCATTTACATAAGTCATTGTTGGTAGATACATGCGTTTATCTCCGCACACAAACCATTGTTCAGTATTTCCATTCTTTTGTTTTTTCATATAAATAAACATTTTATCATCCTCTTTCTGTGGTTTTGGTAATGGTGGTTTTGGTGGTTCTGGTTGTTTTCCGTTGGCAGCATCTTGAGCCATTCTCACAAGTTTGTCTACGTTGATACCTCCGGGGCATGCTGTTGCAGTGACTTCATTGTGAGCTTTAATAGTGTTTCTATTAATAGGTAATCCGTAACGTTGGCAAATGTCAGCAATTAATTTGGCACTATTTCTAAGTGTTGCATCGCTAACACCCCATGAGGGGGCTCCTGATCTGTTAACGTGTTCTAATCCAATAGAACGATGATTTACATTAGGAATAGTTGGAACGTCACTACCTCCTGTTCCACCAGCGTGATAAGCGGTATAGTTTTCGCCAACACAACCGATAATTTCATTATCTGTAATTTCATAGTGAGCTGAAGTCCAATTTCCTGTAGTTGTATACCACGTTGACATCGCAACATCTTTATTAGTTGTGGCGTTGTGATGTATAACAATAAACTCAATTCTACCTTGTCTAGGTTCACAATACATAGCGTTAGGGTTCACGCTAGTTGTTAATTTTGAATAAGTTTCCATTTATTCACCTCCTTTCGGGTTGTTATCGTAATCATTTTGGACCTTTTCTAAAGCTGATTTTAACCACTTAGGTAAAGTAACACCCATCTCTGTGAGGTTTTCAAAAATTGAAATGCCGTAAGTAGCCCCGAAAAAGAATAATAAACTATAACCTAAAAAGTCAACTCCTCCTAAGTGACAAAAAATACTTGTCACAACAATCGTTGCAAATACCGACATGTGTTTCATCATACCAGCTAGACCAATAGTAGAGTTAGCTTTCTTCGTTACAAATGCTTTTGTATAACCAGTAAACATATCTCCTAAAATTAAGGTGCTGATTACTAAAAACCAATAATCATGAGCTAAAAAGTTAATAGCATCTAGTAAAGTAATAAATGTAATTTGTTGCATTAAACGTTTCTCCTTTTGTTTTCTAGTGGGTTTTGTGTAAATGGGTTCTGTTTATTGTTAAAATGCCAAAAACGAACACCAGCCATTAATAAAGCTTTTAATTGTTCCATGTATTGCGTAGGGATACCGTTAATTTTAAACTGACCATCAATTTGTAAATAGTTACAGATCGTCATTGAGTGAATATCCTCTACAACCCCTTTTTCATTAAATTCAAACCCCATCATACTGTAATATTTTCTTATTTTTTCAACTTCTGCTTCACTAGGGGCCGAAAACTTGACGGTAAAACCAAAAATATCGTTTTTAATATTAAAGGCTTGACCTCCGTTACTTGTTGTTAAACTTGGTGAGCTTAGAGCTAAGTCAGCAAATTCAGCGCGTTGTTTGCGGTAGTATTCCGTATCACTGGCAATTTTACTACCAATGTTAGTTAGTGATAAACCACCACCCATAAGCGAATAAGCATCAGTGAATATATTAGTAGCTTTTTCTAATATAGATTGGTTAGGGTCTGCTAAGTTCTTGCCAATGTTTTTGACACGACCTGTAGTCGTTTGTGAGTTGTTATAGGCTATTGTATTAGCGTTGTTAGCAAGTGATAATTTATAATTGTCAATTAACAATGGAACTTGTGTGAAGTTGTTATAAGTTAATGAATTATTTAAGAATGTTCCAGTTGGAACACCTCTTTCTTCTTCACTGCTAGCTTGCCAATATCTTACAAAAATCCTCATTTCATTATGAAAACCAATCGATTGGCGCATTCCAAATTGAAGCCCCGCATCTGGTATTTGTGCTAAGTCTAAGTTTAAAGATTCACCCGCCCAGTTATAAACCTCACAGGTGTAATATCCGGCTCTAAAAATGTGTTCTTCATTAGATGGAACTTTCAAAACATACATCAAATCTGATTTTCTGGTGTTCATAGAAATTAAATTCCCCTCCATCGACAAGCCACCGTCTGGCAGTTGATAAAGAGTGTCAAAATCTTCGTTGTTTAGTTTTACTTTTAACAATTTAGTTAAGTCAATCATTTCTTTAGGTAATAAAGTAATATCACTAATGTTTTGACCAATCCATGGATAATCTCTCAAAGCAATAGAAAATTTTTGGAAGTTTTTAGATTCTACCATATACAAACCTACGGGGCTGACAATTTTATCATATGAACCTCCTTTTGGTAATTTAATAATTGGTTTTTCTAAACTACCAAAGTCAGCCGATAAGTCAACACTAGAACGAATAAGAACAACCAAATCTTTAAATTTATAGTTTTTTTGATATACATACTGTTTAGATGTTGCTTGCAAAATATCACTATTTGTTTTAATTTCTATTAAACGTCTTTGATACATATTTTCTGGTAAATGTTGACGGTTAACCGTAACATTCGAAATACCAGTTAATACTTTTCCTTGTGTAAAGGTCATTAAAACGTCAACAACAACTTGAAACATTGTTACTTTTTCATTTGCATATTGAGTGGTCATTACATAGAAATAGTAGTCTTTTCCAGTGAAACCATCTTTAAAGTGGCCGTAATTGATACCGTCACAATCCTCATAAGGAATAGGCAAACGCAAAGTAAGCCTATCCTTTACAAGATTGAAATCACCTTCAAAAGATACTTTTTTAAAACCACTCGTGATAAAGAAATAACGTTCTCTTTCTTCGGTTGTGTCAAAGTGAATCGTTTCATTTAACGTTGTCATTGGTGTGTCGTAAAATAAAGTAATCTTTGAAAGTTTCATATTAGAAAATCCCCTCTATCCATTTAATTTTTACACCTGCATCGTTATTAATAGCAGTCCAACCGCTTTCACCACCTGTAACACTCTTACACGCGGTAAACGTTAGTTTGGTGTGCGTACTATCACCTGTGAAACGACATTCACCCATCGTTATTGTTTTATCTGATGGATCGTTTACTAAGTTAGACCATTGAAAAGTTGGGTTGTCTACAGATTCAACAAGCTTTACCTCGTTTGTATAATCTGATGCGATTCCGAATTTTAGTTGTCTAAACCGTCTAGTTGATACTTTTAAAGGAATAACATCACCAACAGCAAAAGTACCCTCAGCAATTTTTGTTGTTTGGTCAATTCGTTTCCACTCTTTAGAGTTATTATTCCCTCCACCACCTTTAGCGGATGAATGAATATAGTAAATAGAACCGTTGTTCGTTTCAACTAAGAAATATGTTTTGCGATTGGCGTGCTCACCTGTAACATATAACTCGCATAGATATCCGTAATCTGTAAAAATATCTGGTAGTGGAACGTCACGCCAACCACCATTACCACCAAACACAGTAGCATATTTTCCGAATGGTACATCCCAAAATGATGGGTATTTTACATCCAAATAGTTATCTTTTAATAAATGCCCTCTAGCTTGTTGTAAGTCTGTGGGGGCTATAAAACCCGGAGTCATTTCTGTTGCTAAAGCATGGTTTTGATTTTCGTCTCCATCATTATGACTAGCCCATTGTTCTAATAACCACTCAACCGCTTCAGGTGTTTTCATATCTTTTAAATCCATTTTATCTCCTCCTAGTAAGTATAATTAACAAAGTCAGTTCCGTTACCAACACCACGACAAATTACTTTTCTAGCAGTTGTATCTACTTCAACCCCGTAGAAACTTCCTTCTTTATCAGTACCTTTTTGCCATGGGTCTTTTTTACCAAAAGCATTAATGAAAGCAATCATTTTATATTTGCGTGTTTCAGTAATTGCATAATCAATTTCAGAATGAACGTGACCTACAAATACACCAACCATATTTCCTGTACCGCGTGTTGCATTGTTAAACTTGATTTCTGGATTATTTGTATTGTCAAGACCAACTAAAGTATTTGCTTGGATAGTGTAGTCTGTCCCATCTATAAAAGCATTTAGTGCTTCCTCTACGTTAATCCCGTTTAGCATTGTTCCTAAACCAGTTTCAGCTGTGATAGGTCTGTGAGCTAACAAGATGAAATGTTCATCAGATTTAATAGTGTTCATGAATTGACTTAATGCTAGCAATTGAGCACTTGAAATAGCTCCTCCTTGATAAATATGGTCTGTTTCTTTAAAACTACCGTCAGCGTTCGTTTGCTCACTGAAATCATCTGTGTATAAGTAGAACATAGCGATTTTTTTATCAGGGAATCGAATACCACCGTATAATTTAGAGCCCATTGTTTTCTCAATTTCTGCCTTACTTAAAACCATTTGGCTACCATGTCCCGGGGTCCAGTTATATGGTACCCCTCCTTTGTCATGGTTACCGACAACCCCGATCTTAGGAGTTTTACCATATCTTAAAGCAGTATTTGCAAAACGTAACATATTCTTTTGAGCTGAATACTTAACATCAGAAGGGAGTTGAGTGTCTAAACCATCACCAATTGAACCACTATTGCTGTCTACGTTATCCCCGTTGTGTACTGCTACATCGCAAACATTTTCTAATCGTTTGAATTGTTTAAGTACTCGGAAATTGTTATACTTTTGAACAAAGTTGTTTTCTGGGTATAAATGTAGATCTGTAATTAACGCTAGGTTAAACTTAGCAGGGTCTACACTGTTAATTGCTACATTAATGTTTCGATATTCTACTGGAACTTTACTTGTAATTTGTTCTGTGTCAACGTCAACTGTTACAATAGTACCGTCTGGGTCTATATTGTCAACACGATCGTTTAAGTCGGCTATTTTCCTATCTAACTCTTTCATAACTGCTTCTAAGTCTTTTGAATACAATCCGTCAGGTAAAGCCTTGATTGCGTTTGTAAGCTCTCTTACCTGTGGCTGACGACCCATAGAAAGTAGTTGAGTATATTCTATGTTAGAACTTAATAAAACATCTGCTTTTAACTTAATCACCTGTTCAATGTTGTCTTCAGGGTTTAAACCATGTTTCCACTCTCCAAGTTTTGTTAAATCAACTGTGTTTGTATCCTCAACTTCAAGTTCTCGCTTGTCAAGTTTTTCTAACAATTTGACAAAATTATCTAATTGTTCGTTTAAACTAGCTAGGTATTTATAGTAAGATTCGCTGTTGGTGTTAAAATCACCGTGTTGGTATCTTGGATAAATACCGCTAGAATGTGGGAAATTTGTAAAATGCATATTTTTTCTCTCCTTTACCATATTTGTAAGAAACAACGTCTATCATATTCTTTTAAATATCTATCCCATGCTCCTGAAAAAGCTTTTAAAGCTCCGGTGTCATAACTTTTACTGTTAGTGATTGTTGTTTGTTCATTGTTATTTGTTGACTTGTCTAAAGACTTAGCAATGTTGTTTTCGTCACCATAATCCATTTCAAAAGAATTTAAGTCTAGATTAATTTTATCTTGAGGTAAGGTGCTTCTTAAATCTCTATTTTCTGATAAACTTTCGTTACTTCCTAGACCTTTAGTGGTAGATTCTGTTTCGTTATTGTGAATGATGAAGTTTTCGTAATTCTTATAGAGTATCTCTATTTCTTGTTCGTATGATAATGAAGTGTAAACAACTTGAGATGCGAAGTCTTCAACAGTTTGTCTACCAATCTGCCTGTTTAAAAACTTATTGATAAACATTTTCTTAATGAATTTGTCAACTTCTGGAGTTGGAAAAGTGTAACCTGCAAAGAACACATCTGTAGTGATTTTTTCTACATCTTCATCATATCGCATTGCTTTTTGAATGAATCGGAATTTGTTGTTATCTCCTGTATACTCGCCGTTGTTGAAAAACTCATTCTTCCCCTGTTTCAAGAGTTCCGTTTGTAGGATATCCATTAGGGAGATTGTTATTAGACCCATTTTGTTGTTCACCACCTAACTTTTCATTTAAAATAGTAAGTTTTGTTACCATTTTATCATTCATAACTGGATAAACTTTAGCGCCATAACGTTTATTTAATTTATCCAAACCGTTTTTACGTGATTCAATGTTAACGTTACCGTTAGCTGTCTGATAAGCTTCACCCGAATTGCTTTCACTTTCTGTAACACCACTTTCTTTATCAACTCCTAATCCACTTAAACCAATCATAGAATTAAGCTCGTTTAAGGCGTTTGAGTATTCTCTTTTTAGTTCAGTCATTAGAGTTGAAATGTTTGAACCGTCGAACGTTTGAATGTGTTCGTCAGGATCGAAAGCACCTGTAATGTTAACGTAAGGTGCACCGTTGTATAGTGATTCAACGATTTGCTCAGCTGTTTGATCGTTTGGTTCACCTATAATGAATGTTGTGATTTTAGATTGCATTTTTAAACTATAACGAGAACAAACAATTTCAGCAAGCTCCATTGCGTAGTGTTTAACAATTTCATAATCACTTGTGTAATTCAGAATTTTGTTTCTTAGAACAATAAAGTTACCAGTTTGACAATCGTCAATTTCTGTGATTTCTTTCATGATTGGTAATCGATGTTCTTCTGATACTAACCACTGAATATCTCTACCGTCTAAAGGGTCAGAAATTACAAAATTTGCTGGATCTGATACCGTTAATTTATTTGTTGAAATACCGAGTAAACGAATAGCACCGCTTCTTGTTTCACCGATAATACAATCATAACCACCTCTTAAGGCTACTTCTACTTTAAGCCAGTCAACCGCTAGCTTTTTGTCGCTTAAATCTACATAGGTGATAATAGTAGGTAGAATCTCCAAGTAACGATTGTAGAGAATACGGGCGAACCTATCTCTATGAGTGGTCACCCGTTCTGCTACTTTTAACCGTAACTCTGATTCCAACCCGTCGTTAAATTGAGGGTTGAACATTTAAATACCTCCTTGTTATACAGTTCCTTCTGGTTCTGTTGGTGCAGTTTTACCTTTTACTAACACTTTGTTATAGAAAGGACTGATTGCTTTCATTGAGTAGTAGTGAATCCAGTAAGTCACTTCATCAAATTCAGGATTATAGAATGGTGCTTTTAACATACCTTTAGTGAAACGATTGTAAACAATTGAGTCAACGTCTAAAATCATAGCCCATAAATCGTTAGAAGGTTTAATTTCTTCGAATTGGTCTGCTACGGTTGGTAGATATTTAGTAACGTCAAATGTTACTACAGACCCTTTAGGAATAGTAGAGTTTGTTGTTACTTGATAATCTCCTAACGCTTTAAGAGCTGTTACAACAGCTTCTGTTACTGGGATATCAGCTTTCGCACGGAATACACCACCTAAGTCAGGAAATGCGATAATACGGTCTGAAAAGTCAATACCGTTAATGTGGTATGTGTTAGCGAGTTTACTATCAAGTAAACGAGCTTTAATTTTTGTTGTTGTTAAAATCATCAATTTAGACATATCAGAAACTGTGGTATAACGACCGATAGCTCCTCCTGAAGCTTTAGGTGCTTCGTTGTATTTGTCTTGGTTTGTTTGTAAGTTCATCATTTGTTCAGCGATTTGTTCAAACATACCGTCCAAGTTATCTACTTCGATTTTTTGAGAATCAGATAATTGGTTCTCAGCATAGTCTACTAACATGCCTTTGATTTGACGTTCTTCGTCTACGTTAATATCAGAGATTTTCTTTTTGTAAACGGCAATAGCATATTTCACACCATCTTTTAATGTTAACCAGTTTTGACGAACATCGTTATTATTTAATGTAAATTTAACTTTACGAACGATTCCGGGTCCATATAATTTAGTAATCATGTCAGGGTAGTTACGTTTCAACATTAACATTTCATCTTTCGATAAATCCATGTTTGTTGGAATAGTATCCTTAATGACATATTCCTCGCTGTATTGACCTACGAAGTCAACTTCTTGAGCTAACCAGTCAAATGAGTTACCTAAAGCTACTTGAATTAAACGAGTTTCATTAAGCTTAGGGAATAAGAATTTGTTAATGAATGTTTCGAATTGCGTTCCTACTGAAGTCCAGTTTTGGCCTAAAGTCCAAGCTTCACCAAATTCATGGTTGTAGTTGTCTAAGGCAGTTTTTACGTCAGCCGCTAATAAGTTGGCAGCCACTTTCTTGGTTGTTGCCATATTATTCTTCTCCTCCTAGGTTGTGTAATTTTTGTTCGTATTCATCTTGTGATTGTGGTGCGATTGACATAGAAGCATTAAGTTGTTGTTTCATACTGAATTTAGAATCAGTACCAGCTTCTGGCGTTGTCATTTTTGGTTCGTGTGAACGTTCTAATTCTGTTGCACTCATTTCTTAGCACTCTCCTTTAATTTCTTTTTTAGTTTTAATAATGCCAATTTTTGGCTAGGTTTTAACATTTGTTGCACTTTCATAGTGTAACCTCCTATAAGTCTAATAACTCAGCGATTTCTTCAGCATCTTCATCTACTGGTTCACCTTGTTCTGAATCAGCTCCGATCACATCCATTTCCTCGCTTAAGTCTGTTTCTTCCTCTACAGTGTCAGCTGTTTGAATAGATGGTGTTGCTAGACTTTCAATAGATTGTTGAATAGCTTTCAATAAATCCATGACTTCTAGCATTGATGGTTCTGGTGTTACATCTGGAATATCAGAAGGTTCTTCTGTAGGTGTTTCGGCTACTGGCTCGACAACAGTCTCTACAGCTTCATCTGGTTTTGCTTCTGTATCAACAACTTCCTCTTTGATTTCATCTGGTGTTGGCATGTTTTCACCTCTTTTCATAATATAGTAAAATGGTCAAGGGTTTTATCTTCGTTAGTTAGTGTGAATCGTTTGTCACCTCTTTTGTCATTACCCTTGACCACTCTTATAT